ATAAACAAAATAACTAAAGATTATTTATCTGAAGAAATAGTTTCTCCAGAAGATGAAATGTTATATCAATCAAAATTAGAAAGAGGTAAACCAGTTAAAGAAGCTGTAAAAGATATTAAAGAAACTTTAGTAGGAAAAGAATTTGATGGATCTTATATTGCAGAACAAATACTTGGTAATAATCTTTATAATTTTTCAAAAAGAGCAATAAAAGGAGAGGGTACTCCAGAAGCATTACGTATGCCACAGCCAAAAGATTATACTTGGACAGAAGAATTTCTTACAACAGCAGGTACATTGGCTATTGAATCTCCTCTTTATGCTTTAAGTGCTACTCCTGGTTTTTTAGCTGGTGGACCTATAGGTGCGGGTTTTACAGGAGCAATGATACCAACAACAACTAGATCAACTTTATTAAAAGTTCTTGAAAATCAAGATGAAGGAAAACCATCTGATATTATGAAAATATTGATAGAGGAAACTTTAGTAGAAGGTGCAAAAGAAGGTACAAAATTTGCAGTATCAATGGCTTTACCTATGTTAAAAATTCCTGGTGTTGGACCTTTAGCTCAAAATTATTTTTCAAGAACTGCAGCTCAAATAGTTGGTTATCAGGGAACAGGTAATTTAATATTTGATGAAGAGATACCAAATATGAGAGAGTTTTCTCTTACCTCTGCTTTATTTGCTATATTTAATCTTAGATTACCTAAATCAAAAGGAATTAAAAAATCAAAACAAATATTTATTGATTATGGAAAAAAACCAACGGATGTAGCATTAGATTCATCTAAAAGCAGAACATTGAGAGAGGATTTATTATCTGATAATATGAAAATTATTAGAGATTATGAGGTGGGTAAAGTTATTGATCCTAAAAATAAAATAATAGAACAAAAAATAATAAAATTAAAAAAAGAAAATAGAAAAATTTATGAACAAGAAAGAGAAAAAAATAATAAAGATAACAAAGTTGGATCTAAAATTTACAAAGAAACTGTTTTAGAAGTTAGAAAAAACAATCCAGAATCTACTGTTGCTGATATAAATCGTGCAGTTGCAGAAAAATTATCAACTAGAACAAATAAAAAATTAGAACCAATTATATCTCAAATTAAAAAACTTGAAAATCAATTAGATAAAATTGAAGGTGTTAAGGCTTATGAGATAAAAGATGGTAAAAAAATAGAAATACCAAAAGAAGAAATTCAAGTTACAAGAGAAATATTTGATGATCCCATTGCAAACAAAGCAGCACAAAACATTTCTTTTGAAGGAATTAAAATTCCTCTTACTGTAGAGCAAGTTAAAAAAACAATTAAAGAGTCAGCTAAAACTACAAAAAGAAAATTTATTATTACAGCTATAGATCGAAAATACCCAGTATTAGAAGCTCTTCAAGAAGCTAAAATTAATACTAAAACAGGACTTGAAAAATTAAATGAGTATGAATTGTTAAGATTACAAGAAGGTATGCAAGGAAGATCAGCACACTTTATTGAATTTGGAACTCTTGATTTTAATACTCTTGCTGAAACAGGACCATCTCTTATGTCTATTGCTAAACCTTTTGTAAAAGAAAAATCTGAAACAAAATTATTAAGTACATATATAACAAATAGACAAGCAGTAAGTCTTGCTAAAAGAGGTAAAGAATCTGGTGTTGATATTCCAAATGCAGAAATATTTTTAAAAAAATATGCAAACATTAAAGTTAAAGATCCAGATACAGGAAAAATGATTAGTTATGAACAAGCTGCTAAAAAAATAGATACATACCAACAAAGTGTTTTAAAATATGCTTATGATGGTGGACTTATAACTAAAGAGTCTTACAACGCATACAAAGAAATTAATCAAAATTATGTTCCTATGGCTAGAGAATTACCTAGACCTGGAGAATCTGGATTTATTAAAGGTTCTGGTAATCCATTTAAAAGATTAAAAGGATCTAAAGCAATAATTATAGATCCGTTAGAAACTATAGTTAAAAATACAGATTACATTGTTAGAATGACAGAGCTTAATAAAACTAAAAATGATACTATGAATATAATTTTAGAAGCTAAAAAAAAAGATCCAGAATCTTTTGATTGGATTGAGAAGAAAAAAGGAGACTTAAAACCAATTACAGTTCAAAGAAAAGAATTAGAAAAATTTTTTGATAAAGAAACTCTTGATAAACTTTCAGATAAAGGTGTTCAAGAACTTGCTATATTTAGACAAGAAGTTGTTTATCCAGATGCTAACTCTATTTTTTTTAGAGATATAAAAACTGGTAAATATGAAATATATTCAGTAGGTAAAGATTTAGCAACCGCTTTTAGAGTTATGGATAATCCAAGTATGGGTTTTGTAGCAAAATGGCTAACAGCACCAACTAGAACTTTAAGAGCAGGTGCAATTGTAACTCCAAGTTTTGCTTTACCAAACTTTTTTAAAGACACAATGAATGCAACTTTTTTATCTAAAGTAGGATGGATTCCTATAGTAGATTCAATTAGAGGAATATTTCATGTTGTTTATAAAGATCCTAAAAAAGCAACAGAAGCATACAAAAGATATTTAAAAGGTGGTGGTGGATTTTCTACACTAAGATCAGTAGATAGAACTGTGTTTGATAAAGATGTTCACACTATATTAAATAAAGGTATTATGAGAAATGAATATAGTGGATTATTAGGACCATTCAAATATTTAACAGATGCTTCAGAATTATCAACTAGAGTTATGATGAATGAAAAAGTTTATCAAAAAGCAAAAAAACAAGGTTTATCAGAAAGAGATGCTTTACAAAGAGCAGGTTTTGAAAGTAAAAATTTACTTGATTATACAAGACAAGGAACAGTAGCTAGAACAATTAATAAAGGAGTTCCATTTTTTACAGCAAGAATAAATGGTGCTGTAGTAGCTTATGAAGCAGGTAGAGATAGACCTAAAAAATTTTTTGCTATGATTGGACTTGCTGTAGTTTTACCAACTGTAGGTAATTATATTTCTAATTTAGATGAAAATGGAGAGCTTGATAAAGACTATCAAGAACTTCCAGATTATATTAAAAATAATAAATATTATTTTAAAGTAAATGGCAAGGGAAGGTTTTTTCCAAAAGGATTTGAAGTAGGTACTTTTTTTTCTAATCTTACTGAAAGAGTTTTAGATTACATAAGAACAAATGAAAGACAAGAATTTATGAGTTATGTAAAAGATTTTGCAAAAGAACACGCTAAAGGATATGCTCCAATTCCAACATTTTTAAGACCTCATATAGAAAATTTATCTGACTATAGCATATTTAGAGAAGCTCCAATACTACCATCAGATGCTCCTAAAGATATGCTTAACTCTTATTATTCAACAGAGTATACAAATCCAACTATAAAAGCATTAGCAGAAAAACTAACAACAATAGTTGGAGCAGATAATTATTTTGCAAATCCAATATATTTAGAAAATATATATGATTCTTATACTGGTGGTGTTGGAAAAATGGCTAAAGATTCTGTTAATGCTATAGCTATTAAAGGTGGTATTATAGATGATCCTATTAGACCAGAAGATCCATTAACCAAAATACCAGGTATTAGAGTTTTTCAAGCTAAAGATGTTTATGGATATTCTAAGTCAATACAACAATATTATAATAAAACAAAAAAATATAAAACTATAATGAATACAGTTGATTACTTGGAAAAAATTGGAAATGTAGATGGTTATTTAAAAGAAGCAAGTAAAGTTAATTTTGACATAAAAGCAGTTATAGACATAGAAAAAGATATGAAAGATGTCTCAAAAATGATAAAGACTATATATAATGCTAAAATGAAGGAGGATGGTACTTTATTTACTCCAGAGGAAAAAAGAGATTTAATAGATGATCTTTATAAAACAAGAATTGGTTTAGCTCAAAAAGCTTTACAAATTATTAAAGATGTTGAACAAGATAAGAAATAGTATATAGAAAGATTAATATGACAGTATCAAGCACAACAGTAAAAAATTCATACTCAGGCAATGGTAGTAACGATACTTTTGTTTACGGATTCAAGATTTTTGCAGACACAGACTTAGAAGTAATTATTAGATCAGCTACAGGAACTGAGACTATAAAAACTTTAACAACTCATTACACAGTAACTGGTGCAGG